GTGGTATCAAAAGAGGGAAGCTTGTACGTCAGCCCCGCGTCCTCAAGAACCACGGCCAGCCGCTTCATGTCAATATCATAAGATTCCCTTCCGTATTGAGCAAACTCAAACATTGAGGAATCGAGTGACGCGACAGAGCGCTGGTCGTCTGTAAGTGGGCCACCTGAAATGGCGACACATAGAATCTTTCCGATCGTTGCTTTCACGATCGGGCAGAAGGTGTGATCAAATTCCGCATCGTAGCGAAACGATCTTTTGCCTATAGAGGCTCGGCTCACGGGCAGTGAGCCGTAAATGTCGTCTGTTTTCTCGGTGTTGGTAAACTTGATTCCGATCTCCGAAAAATACGCCTGAATGGTTCTGAAATTGAACCAAACCACGCTTTCCTCTGAGACAGAAAACATGTTATCATCACCAAGCGCATAGAAAACAACATTGTTTTCAAAATGCGATAGGGCAGCCGAAGAGCCGCCACTACCTGGAAACAAAGACAAGTACGCAAGCCTAATGTAAATAGAATTCGCGATATTGTTGACTAGAAAGGTGTGTAGTACCCCAGATGACAAAGAGCCAGGGACCTGAAACAAGTCCCGACCCATGAGAATGTAGGGCACAGCGGTGTCAGTAGCTATCGCCTTCAAAACATCGAGCTCACCCGGACAAAGTCCGCGAGCTCTATCCTTGATGCGAGCGATGATTGTGAACACAGCCATCATGACCACAGTAGGAATCTTTTTGTCATATTTACTGAAATCTCCAGTAATAATGCGCGAAAATTTACTCAAACGAGAGAAAACCTCGCCCCACTGCTTTGAAAATGAGTTAATACCTCCCACGGTCTCCACGTCAAGATAATTGACAGTGAAGAGGGAGATAAACATACCCAAGTACATTTTACACACAACGAAAAAGTCAATCGGGCCTAGCATGAAAATGCGACTTTTCCGCTCTCGAACCTTTTCAGGGGCTCGCGGCTCGTCTTTGACGCATGTTTTAAACACGACGTCAGAGCGCAGACCATCGAGAGCACTCGTGATATAGTTGGACACAGAGTTTTCCAGATCATATCCCGCTTTGTAGCCGTCGGGAGCATATTCCGTCTGAAATGGATCAAGGTAATCGATCTTTTTTCCAGGCCAAAGGAAACCAGCTGATGTGCTCTTAGGCATACTCGCCACCAACGATGACCGACAGTCGCCTGAAATGGCGCTCGTGCTGTCAAGAATGGTGTCCGCGCTAAAATCGCACGCACCAAACTTGTCGACGAGATGCAGAACAATGTCATCTAAATCATCAGGATTAATATCGTGAGCCTGGAACGTCATGTCCCGTAGGGCATTAGTTTCTGGCGAGAAATAAATCCCATCTCGTGTGATACCGTTGAACTTCGGAATTACCAGGCCACTATGGTACTCTTCAGGGAAGTTCCGTTCAAAGGAATCTCGCATCGACGTGTAGTAGACTTTGGACCGACCCGTAGACAGCGGAGTATCACGCAGCGGAGCTATGGGACGAATTGAGCCCAGAGCTCCAGCAGCTACGTAGTGTAGGTGATTTAGAGATCCGAACTCGCTAGAAGTTGATACCAAGCGAGACAGAGTGGGAGACTCCGAACTCAGATTGGAAGACAACGGACCTAAAACGACCATTGAGAAGAGACCCATGCACTTATCCACGTCGGATCGAGAAATGGGCGCGAAAACGTTGATGTTCTCGCCCAATTTGCCCGCTACGCAAATACCCGACAGTGCAGTGTTTTTTCCAAACACGTGCAACAGAGGGGACCCACAACGTCCTAAAAAGGACGGGTGTTGAGTGCCGTTGGATACATGACATTTAACGTCCATCGTACCTGCGCGGCTGTGATATTGCGCTCGCGCGAAAGAAGTGAGAAATCGATCGGATGTGAATTTGTTGTCCTTCAAAAAGAAATTGATAGAGGAAACGCTCGGCAAACGGGCATAGTCGACATCTTTCTCGAAATGACGGAGAATGTTACACACAGGAGGGACGCCAACAATTTTGACGAGAGCCGTGTCGGCTGTCATTTGTTTGACAACGTCATGGCCACCTCGAACAGATGCAACCACACGACTAGATCGAGTGCCATCTTCAGTAATGAAGGGCTGACGGATAGTCATGATAGAAGTAGTGCGTCCCATCAGGTAAAGAGTGTGCCACACGCCTACAAAGAATTGCTCTTTGACTCCAAAAACTTGAGTCGAGTGGATATCTCCACCGTCATCGCAAATTTCTACCGAGTAGGAGTTGCGACGTATCTTGTCTCTAATGTGTGACTCTGGCATAGATTGTGTCTCACCTAGCGAATAGAAAGCTTCATCACGAGTGCGATACACGTTACCGTGGATCTCACTCGGCGGGGGTGGACGCCCTCGCAGTTCCTCGGGAACGTCCATAAACGATGCTGTAGATGTATACATATCGTAGGGTTGTATCCGGGAATAGACAGCTATCGCTGCGATGAGGCTAAGAAGAGCCACAATAACCGTATTGTGACGCTCCCAGAAGCCGCGAACTGAGACTAGACGCGCGCGTGCGCGTTCAATAATCTGCTCACGAGTCATTGGACGGGTGACAGGAGAGTGCCACCAAGCAACCACTCGAGACAGATACGTCCGCTCGAGGATACGAGCCGAACGCGACAGAAATCGAGCTCCAAACCGTGCGAACACGGCTGAGAGCAGGAAAAAGATGCTAGCGACGAGAAGGTTCATAAGACACTCGAGAAACTCGTGTGCCGTAATGCGCACCGCTTGCCACACAGAAAAAAGATATCTAGGGCGCGGAGGCAATTGAGCTCGCAAAGGCTCTGGCAGAACAGGTGCAGCAGGCACTAAAGGTTCAGGCATGGCGTTCGGCGCCACGTCAGAAGTAGCCTGATAACCCACTCTACGAGTGACTCCCTGGATACCTACCTTGCAAATTTCACAGTAAAATTTACCGTGACCGCATGCAACGTTAGTATCAATGAGTGTCACCTGCTTAGCGGATCGCTCGATACGATTTTTGTGATCAGTCGCCAGCTCTACGAGCAGATCGCGAGCCTGGCTTACTTCAAGCCAAGCTCGGGGATCGATATGACCATCTTTCCCTTTAAGAAGAGGAATGAATCCGTCCTTGCCACTCAGGAAAGGGTAGCAACGAACTGTATTGATAACTCCAGCTGGAACGCGTAAGGGATCGATACCCTCAGCACCATTCTCGAAGCGGAATTCTTCTTTGAGCTTAATTTCGAAATAGACATTGACTCGTCGATAGAAAGCCGACATGTGGTTGAGATAGTTGGTCATACCAAAATCGCTGATGTTCGAGCAGAGAATGTTGATCTTTGGTCGATAAAAACGCTTCCCCTTATCTGAAATTGCAGCGGAGTTAATGGAATGATCTCCACCACCCATAAGACTGAGAATGGAGGGCTCGAGTGGAGACTCCGTCGTTTTCGGAGCAGCACATCCTAGCTCGTCAATAATGACGACGGAGTGCTTACTGGGAACGTAAGACGAAATAAACTTATCGCCAGCGCTAATTACCACGCTGCAGCCGTCAACGTACTTATGCCCTAAAGCAGTCAGAATGTCGGCGGAAAATAGCTTGGCAAGAAACGTCGTTTTGCCTGTGCCGGCGTCGCCGCCTAAGCACAAGTTGAATGGCGATTCTCGATCGCCGAAGCCTTTCTGGGCTTCGACGAACATTGTCTGTAAATCGAGTCGTGCGTCTCGGAGGACAGGAGCCATAGCTCGGTCCTGGGAAACGGTAAAGCGTGACAGTTGAGAGTATGTCTCGTTGAGCAAGCTAATCCATACGCGATCTGCGATACGACCTGCTGTAGGTTCAGTACCGTCTGGGTCCCGCAAATGAATGAACCTCTTCAGGTATGTCACTCGCTCAATGAAATCGATATCAGAGGAAACAGCTCCGCAGAACTTTTCTTCAGATCCCAAGAGGGAACGAAGAATAGCAACTACAGATTTGAGAACTTCTAACGTGAGATGAAAAACCCCATCGCCATGTTTCCACTGATAGCAGCGAGAATCGTCGATGAGACCCGCTAGCTTTACGACGTTGGCCTCACGTTCCGGAAGAACTCCGAAAGCACACAACAAAGTGAAGACTTTGACGGAATTGGTCCATAGAGCATGAGAAGAAATGTCCTTGACGGTATTGATTCGGTTATCAATTCCGTCTAACAGGCTGTCGATGCTCTTCACGTCGCTGGTAGCGATGAATGGTGAAAATATACGAAGGAGAAAAGAGTCGAAAACTGCTTTGACCTCAGCCTTGCCATCTTCATCAAGATGAGCAGACAGACCTAACAAACAACTGTACCATATTGCCACCTTTCCGGACCATTTCGGGTGAGTCCAGGAAGAGTAGATTGATGAGAGAATCATTTGCAACTTTGCTGACAACACTGCATTTGTAACAGTGCTAGAGAGCATCGACGACAGAAAACCTGTAGCGAAACCGCTTGTAGCAACAAGGGCAGAATCGACATTATTGCGAGCAGCTTCAGCATACGGAGCGAGCCATGGAATGTTGTAATGACGTACGCACAGAATCAACTTCATAAAGCGCCACATAAAGTACAGGCACATTCCAGATAAACCGTAAAGTTGAGCTAAACGATCAAGGAGGCTTTGATAAAGAAGGTACGCGCGTAGAGCTCTGGGGTCATTGAGAGTAACGTTCCGTACGAAGACGAGGATGCGATACTGGGAAGACCAGTAGCTCTCAGCGATAGGATCGCCACACATGATTACGAATGTAGAACATACGGTGTAGAAGAAGAAAAAGAGCGCAATCAAAACAAGAGTCGTGAAAGCATCTGTGTAGAAAATGCCATTGTGTATCGACACGAGTTGAAGACACCAAATGACAAAAGAAGTGACAAGAACAGACCGAATAGAGTTGAGAATATACACGAACATGCGTTGTCCGTCGGGGACAACGATACGATGCCGTTTGACAGCGTAGCTGACGCAGGTATAGCCGTAGTGATATCCAGCTAAAAGCTGGAAAAGCGTGGTGCGTATATAATCAAACGTAAAGGCATTGGCTGTTTGGAAGTTACGTGAATCGCTGTAGCCTGGTGGCTGCTGCTTAACGTGAACTGGCAAATATGGGGAAACGAGGTGAACCACCATGTAGCCAAAAAAGAAAATGACGACAATGTATGCGCAGGAAAGAATGTCCGTAAAGCCATAATGGCGCATAAAGCGAATTAATCTAAAAGAAAAACCGCTGAAGCCGGAGGAAGAAAAGCACGCACA